CCTCTATGTTATATAGAGGTTTTTACATCTTCCCGAACTTTATTTTTACATTCTATACTTATTTGAACTCTTTACTTCTTTAACTGCCATCAGCTCTTCTTCTAAATGTTCTTTTCTTTTAGAAAGATTTTTACGAGCTTCTAGTAAAACTTTTGATTCTCCGGTAACTCTAAGTGAATTATTAATTTTTGATAGATTTATATTTACATCTTCAAGTTTTAGGGTTATTTCTCTTTCTTTATCTTCTAATCTTCTGTTTTTTACGATTTCTTTATCTAGTTTATTTTCAAAGAAATAGGTAAGATCGCTATTTAATTCATTTTTGATTTCATTTACAAGTTCAAGTGCCGTGTCATATTTATAGAATGAATTACCGTATCTTTGATCGCAACGATATACATAGTTGCCTGCTTTGTAATTGAATACGAAGCATTCTAAATATGGATTAACTAAATTAGTAACTCTTTTTACTACATCAAGTTCAACAAACTTATCAATATTCTTCTGTGTTTCTAATAGAATTGGATAGAAGTTTTTGTTAGCAATAGGAATAATAGGTGATTGGAATAAGGTCTCAAGAGTAGTTTCTTTGTTCATTTTATCATCATTGATATAGATAAGACCTTCATTAGCTACTGAAAGACCGATAGTTAAGTTTTCAGAAATTCTAAAATTAATTCTATCTTCATGAATCATTGAATATCTAAGACCGGTTTCGATATTTCTTAAAACTCTAAGATCTTCGTCGTTTTTAATCCAATTTTCAAGAAGTGTTTTTTCAACTCCACCCTCGGTGAGTAGAAACCAACTACCATTGATATAAGCACAATATCCACCTTCTACTTGTTCTACGATAGTATAAATACTTTCTGAACTACCACCTGATAGAAGATTTGATCTTTGTTCTGGTGATTTAGTTAGATTATGAACAAATAATTTAATTTCTGGAACCCAATCATAAATAGCGAGTTCGTTAACGATTTTACCCAATCTATCCTGATCTGCTTCCATGTTGATAACTTCAAGAACAACATTGATAGGTTGTCTGTAAAGTTCACCTTGATTCTTAGAATTAAGAACATTATAGAGGTGTTTCAGTTCATAAATAAGGCTATGATTAGCTACGTCATCATTGAGAGATTCAAGTAAATTCCTAACTGATTTATCGTAGGTGTGAATTTTCAATGATTCATTCAAGGAAGAAATTACCTGTTTTTCAGATACTCTACCAAGTGCACCCATATGGGAATTTACAATAGTAGATATTTCTTCTTGATCTAAATTTAAACTTCTTACAAAGTTAAATAATTCTAATTTCAAGTTCTTCATATTAAAAAATGTTGTTTTTTTTAAACTATATATATTATTTAAAAAGTGTGTTTTTTTACTTTTTTTAAATTATATTTTTTGGACCAAATCGTTAGTTGATTTACCTGATTTACTTACTGCGGTATACAGATTTCCCCTCCATTTTGATAGAACAGCCGAGTTATAATCTTCTAATTTTTCCATAAATGCTGGATAGTAAGAGTGAACTTCTAGAGATATATCAATTTTTATTGTATTATCTGAAGTTAAGTTCTTATCTCTAGAAATGATTACTTGTTCTGTATCTGGAACTATAACTAAAGCGTCGATGTTCATAAAGTTATACTCAAAATACATATACCGATAGAGCCAAAGAGTATTCATAATAGCTTGAGAGCATTTAAATACATCAATTTCACTTTTGACCTTGATCGAAAGATCATACGTTGCTTGTATAGGTATTGCTCTCACTTTTGATAGCATCGTTTTAATTTCACTTTCGTTTTCAACGATAGTTTTAAGCCAAACATTTGGGTTTGTGAAATCATCAGATTTTATCTGCCAAGATTTTAATGTGATATGGCCTCTAGGTATAATATCGGTGTTTATCTCAACAAGACGATTGTTAGATACTACGTCATCAGAAAATGAATCAAGTAGGTATCTTTCATCACCGGTAAGAGAATAATACATAGGAACTTCAACTTGTCTATCTCCATCAGAAAATCGATTTACCCATTTAAGTTTACCTTCAAGTAAATCTAAAAGACAAACGGTTAAATCTCTGAAATAAACATCATCGAAATTAAATTTGTTTCCTATCATATTTTTGTATATATTTGTTTTTTTATCTTTCTTGAAAACAATCAAAAAATCTTTACATATAACTGGTCCTGTATGGATAAACTACTTCTCATTTCTGATAAATGGAGACCTAAAACTCTTGATGATCTTATACTTCCGAAAAGAGTAAGAGATTATTTTAGTCAAGGTCTTACTCAAAATATCATTCTTCATGGTCACTACGGCATAGGTAAAACATCACTAGCTAGAATACTTATTGGTAAATACTCAAAATCTTCACCACATATTGAGATAAACTCTTCTTTCTATACCTCTATCGATATTCTAAGAGGAAAAATTGATGAGTTTTGTTCAAAAGTATTCCTTGACTTCGAGGCGGAAGATTTCTCACCAAATATTATTAAATATGTTTTTCTAGATGAGTTTGATAGAACTTCTATACAATATCAAGACGCACTTAAGGCCTACATTGAAGATTATTCAACAAAAAATGTTCGTTTTATACTATCAACTAATCATTTGAGTAAAATATCTGAGGGTATCCGTAGTCGTTTTATTCAAATTGATCTAGAGTGTCAAAATATTCAAGAAGAAAGAGCTCTTAAAATTGATATGTTCAAGAAGATATCAGATCACATCTTACCTTCTGAAGGTTTAACGATGTCCAAAGATGATTTAATTTCGCTTATTAAAAGAAAGTTTCCTGATTTTCGTTCAATACTTGTAGAATTAGAATACTTCAAAAAATCAGGTCAACCTACTTGGAGTTCGCAAAATCTATCAAATGAACTTCTTCTAGAATGTTACAATCTTATTTATGATAGGTCAATGGATTATGAGAAGATTTACTTTTTCATTTCAGATAAATTTGGAGCTGATAGAGTGGTAGAGTTTTTAGATCTTTGGGGCCAGGGTTTTATTCTTTGGCACTTGGAGAACAAAAAACTAGATTCAGAAAAATTATTCAAATACAACTGGATATTAAGTGAAACTCAAAGACTTCTACCAACATCATCAGATCCACTTGTCGTAGCAGTTGCGTATATAGGTCGTATGCGGGATATTAGTTTGAATTGAGTATATTTCCAAATAGAGAATAGACCTCAAAGCCCGCAATCTGAAAACGTATAAACATTATATCCCGAAAATCATTCGGGTCTTGAAAAAACTCCACTCTCAAAGTATACTTTCTACCTTGTAATTCTGGTATATAAATATTTATTTGTGATTTTATATCATCTTCGACTGCTTCTTTGGATAATAAAGTAGTATGTAGTAAATTTTCAAGAGAAGCTCCGAAATCAGGATCCCCAAGGACATCACCTTTAATAGTAAAAATAATCATCTCATACTTCTGAATAATAATTCTTATAAGATCATCCTCTATTAAATTAGCACTCTCGTATCTTGGATGACCCGGAAAAAGTATGTAAAAATCAAGTATATTCCTCATCTATAAGATTTATTTATAAAGGGCAGTGAGATCCCGAATAGATATACTTCCAATTTCTTTTCATCTCGACACCTAGCGCAGAGGCGGTGATGAAAACATCCTCTAAGCATTCTTTATCACTTCCACCCACAATAGTAATTGTGTTCTGTGTATTTTCTATCAAAACTTCATAGAGTTTCTTAGGACAGTGAAACCACTTATGATTATTTCCGATATAGACTAAAATTGTGTTTTCTTTTGTTCTAAAATAATCACCTCGTCTTAATTTTTTTCTTGATTCTAATTTTTTAATTTCTTGAAAGGTTTTGTGGGTTAAAATTTCCTTAAAAAACTCGACATCAACATCATAGTTGTATCTTTTTTCAATCATATCCTCCATATTTGGAAATTCATACAGATCAGGATGACCTTCGACTTGAACATTTCGATCATAGAGATAATCTTGATCTACATTCTTTCCATCAACATGATTATCAAAAATGTAATAGACCTTGTCAAACTCTCTGCAGTATTTCTTCAACTCGTTTATATACATCTCTGTAAAAAATTTACGAAAACTTTTTTGAACATCTACAATTATGAGTATGTCTTGGTGTTTAAACTTCTCGAAGGTTTTTATCATCATATTTCTATATATTGAAATATTTAGGGCAGAAAAAAACCCCACTTGAGAAAGTAGGGTAATTTTTCTATTTTATGAACTACTCATTAGCCGAAGACTAATGAGTTTCAGAACCATAAAGGTTCCTCTTTTTAAACGCTTCATAGCTTATGCTAGATTTCTCTAGTCTTATTTGAGCTCCACGTCTGTAATCGTCTGTCCCGGACGATGTTTATTTTAAACTTACTGCCAATTTCTTGGTTAGAAGTTATTTTTAATCCAAAGGAATTGGTTATCTTCCTTGAGATTATATGTATATATTGAATATTCCTTCTCCCTATTAAATTTTCTAAATATTTTGAATAAAATTTGGTTCAAATTCATCACAGAAGCTAAAGACTCCTTTGTTTTCTTTGACTAGACATATAAAAAAAAATCAATCAATAACACCTTTCTTCTTAAGACAATCCCTGAGCCTCTCCATCTCTTGAACCACAGACCCTTTAGTAATTCCCTGTCCTGGATTATGAGATATACCCTCGAAAAAAATCACAACCATACTAGCAAATGCTAGACATGCTCCAGCAAAAGCTGCAGCCGGGGCCGCCATTACCATAGCTATCATACCTACAATATAACCACCTCCAGAGAGGATAACTCTTGATAGATGTGAATAATTAGTTTGGTCAGGTCCAACACCAAGACCTATACATTCACGAATTGCCGCTACAACATTCGGATCTGCATCTTCAGCGTTTCTAGCGTATTCCGCCATTTGCTCCAACTCACCCAGTTTTTTTTCAGCGTCGGGAGTAATTTTCAAATTTTGTTCGGCGGATTCTCTTAGGAAGGAATGTTTACCGAAATTGTTGAAATTTGTTAAGTTTTTCATTTTTTTATTTTTTTTTTTACGGTAATTCTTCCGTATCTTCTTCTCTTTCCTCGTTTTCTCCACCAGTTTCTTCTTCATCTTCTAAATCTTCAAAATCTTCATCTTCAGGTTCACCTTGTCCTTGAACTTGTGTTTGAACTTGAACTTGTCCCTGAGACTGACCTTGTCCCTGAGCTTGTCCTTGACCTTGAGCCTGTCCTTGTGGTTGAGCCTGTTCTTGACCTTGAGCTTGTCCTTGTGGTTGAGCCTGTCCTTGTGGTTGAGCCTGTCCTTGACCTTGAGCTTGTCCTTGACCTTGAGCTTGTCCTTGTCCTTGTGGTTGAGCCTGCCCTTGACCTTGAGCCTGACGTTGTGTCTGTGATGGACCACCCATCAAAGCATTCGCTGGGATTTTATCAGCATCCAAATAATTAAGATTTATATGCTTGATTATTTCTTCGGCGATATCAACATCACCAAAAAACTGTCTAAGATTATTACCAGTGACATCCTTAACTTTTTTAACATAAGCGTTGATAAGACTTTGTGGAATATCAACCATAGTTCTTACCTTATAAATATCATTTACTTGAAGAACTGACTCATTGATGATATCTTCTCTTCTTTTTTGTTTTTGGTAAGAATCGAATCTAGCTACATAACTTTTCATAAATTGTTTGTTTTTTTTTGTTTATATATTATTTTTAAAAATCACTTTTTTTAGAAAATTATCGATACTACTAAGAATAACAAAGTTGTAGATCCGAGCAGTAAACGATGACCTTTTAATTTTTTTATCTCATCATTTTTATTTGAGATAATCTGATCTTTTTTCTTTGATTGTTCATCACAAAGTTTTACATCACTCTCTAGATTGTTCTCTAAAGAATCTCTTGTTTTGATATCAAGTTTATAATCAAGTATTTCACCTTCGAGAAGTTTTATTTGATCATCTTTCGCTTCAATAGTTTGTTTTTGACTATTAATAACTTCAAGGCTAGCAACTTTATTAGTTTCTAGCTCTGAAGTGAGTGTTTTCAATAATTCTAAAAGTTCTCTATCTCTATCAATCTGTTGAGCTTGTTTAACAGAAAAGACAATACCAACAACACTTCCACCTTGTTTGTAGAGTTGTGGGAAAGTTTCCTCTGTGGTCTGTGCTACTGAAGTAGAAAAGAATAAAAAACTTACAAGTGCGGATAATAATATTTTTTTCATTTGTATTTATTTTTTAATGAGTTAAGAAGATCATCTCCTTCTTTGAGAGGTATATTTTTTTCTAAATTTTCTATTTGTGATTTTACTTCAGATACTCTTTGATCTGACTTTTTTAGTTCATTATTAGCGGTAGTTACTTTAACCTCTAGATTAGCAACTTTCTGCTTAACTAATTTGATCTCAAGTTCTTTTTTTTCAATTTCTGATTCTATATCTGAAATTCTAGTTCTTAGACCGGTCCTTTCCTGGAGAAGAGAATCTCTTACAGCTCCTATTTTTGCGATCTCTTCGAGAAGTTTAACGTTTTCGGGATTTGTTTCTTTTGGTTTTAGGTGTGTATAGACTATCCAACCACCTAGACACACTACAACAAACAGATAGATAACATGTATCTTCCAAGTTGTATTTTTTGATGAAATATTTTGATCTGTCATGATTTTATATATAAAAAAAATTCCTTATCTTTACACAAAAAAATAACTACTATGTCCAAAACAATCACCAGAGACAAGACTGAAGAAAAATTAGACCAGATTTATTCTTCTGGGTATGTTCTTTATCTACACAACGACGATCATAATAGCTTTCAACATGTAATCAATTGCCTAATTGAGTTTTGTGATCATGATTTTGATCAAGCCAATCAGTGCGCACACATCGTTCATTTCAGAGGTATTTGTGATGTAAAGAGAGGCACAAAATCAGAAGTTGAAAAGCCTTACGAAGCTCTAAAACTTAACGGTTTATCGGTTACTATTGAAGTAGTTTAATCCCTAGCCCAAGGACTCTTTTCGTAACCTAAAATCTTTTTTAGTCTATCCTTTCTATACCTCTGCTCTTTAATAATTGAAGAGTAGTTGATTGAGTTTTCATCAACTTGATTACCTAAAATAGATTGAAAATGTTTGTAGAGCTCAGTCCCAGCAATGGTAGGTGCGGCATCCTCGACAATCTCTCTATAGGGATGTTTTTGAAAAACAGATGATGAGTTTACAACGGTCATAACAATATCATCATTTCCAATATCAGCCGCATAACGTGTGTTTCCAAAAGCAGTCGTGTGTTTAACAAAAGTAGTTATCTCCCGTATATTATCTTCGTTGTTGATAATAATATTTTTCTTATTCATATTATCTTGATAATCTTTAACTAGGAGATTTTTATTGTCACCTAATTTTAGACCGACTTTTTCTTCTACTGCATCAGATTTATGTTTATATCGAAAGAATATATTACTACCGTAGTTGTTGTTACCGTCAAACACATGGGGCAAGTGTGCTAAAAACTCATTTCCGTAAGTATTAATCTCTAAAACTACCCTGAAATTATCAGGATCGAAAAACTCGAATGCTAGAACATAAAAAAGTTCAGCTAGTTGTTTAACCGATATAACATTACTTCTAAATAATCCAATTTGTTCCAAGCAAAAGAAATCGGAAAGGTTTTTATAATCTGTGCTGAAAGCTTCTACTGTGTCCATAGATTTAGGTGAAATCTTAAATATGTTCATAACTGAATAGTCTTGACCTAAGCCTTCTGAGATATCAATCGAGATTATACCTTTAACTAATTTTCTTCTTTCTTGAGAAAAAATATCAGGATCGTCTATCCATTTAAGATCTTGATAGGAAAAATTAAGTAATGTTTCCATCTTATCAATCTCTTGCCATTCGTAATTTTTCTTACCTTTAATAAGACCCTCTATAATACTCTCTGAAAGCAGCGATCTTGATGAGTTAATAAATCTTAATCCGAACTCTTGATTGAAGGCATCTTCTCCACCAATATCTTTGATCGCTTCTTCTTTCCATGTTGAAACTTCACCTATTTGAGAGATGTGAATTTCCTTTCCACTGGGTGTTAAAAATCTAAATCCTTTGGATACCTCTTCGGTTATAATATCGTTGTTATAAACATGAACAACATCTTTCTCAAAATCTGGATTATATTTAAGTAAAACTTTTGTAGAATCTTCAAACTCCTCTTTAGCAAGGTCGAATACCATCTCTTTAGTAAGACCTAGATCTCTCATCTTAAATGGATTCAACCGGTAATAAGTTACAAATCTTCCTGGAACTTGATACCAATAAACTCGCATAGCTTTGTAGTTGTTTTTAAGAGGATCACCCTCTGGTCTTTCAGCTGCGGTTAGGAGTTTATAGAAAAGATTCATACCGTTTGGTGTTGAGGTAATAATAATTTTCGAGTTCTGTATAGCAGATACCGTTGGATATGCAGCCGTATAGTATGGCTCGATGATATTTGAAGGTATATGTGCAAACTCGTCCATATAAAGAAGGTCAATCGTGAAACCAATAGCTGGTGTTTTAGATCTAGCTGCTGTTTTTATTCTACATCCATTATCAAAAACTATACTTCGTTGATTCCAGTTTTTTATACCAGCCTTCAAAAAGAAAGGCAGTAGAACATAAATAGATTTGATCTTATCTACAATTTCAATAGTAGTAGCCGCGACGTTCGCTACAATCATCGCGTTTTTATCGTTATTGAATAGTAAAAAGTGTAGGATTGTAATTGCGGTATTAACTGTTTTTCCTATCTGCCTACTTGAGCATAATATAGAAAATCTATTTTTAGAAAATAAATCCAAGATTTCTTTTTGATAATCACGAAGTTCAATATGGGTAATCGTTCCATCTTCGGTTTTTATTTTACAATATTTTTGGGCGAAATATTTAATATCAAGCTTACATTTGATGTATTCTTGAACTTCTTCTTCTGTTCTATTGAACACAATCCCACTTCTTCTTACACCGATTTCGTTTTGAAACCATGGGTTTTGAAATCTTTTAACTACTACACCATCGTTGATACTTTTAGTTACATTATCAACCATCTTGGTTGTGAATACTATCTGTTTTACGACTTCTTCTTTTTTTGCTCCGGGCATATGAACCAGTATGTTTTTAATAATATATATAGAAAAAACGGTTTTTTAAGTAAATGGATAAAAAAGAGCAAAAAATGTCTCAACTTCAAGAGGAGTTTGCACGCCTACAAAATGAGAGTAAAGAGATTGAAGTAGGTAAATATTTAGCTACAAGAGAAGATTTACCGGATCTTGGAACTATACAGATCTATGATTATGATAAAGATATTGATGAAACTAGTGAGCAATCTATAGAGATCTTAGAGAGCTTAGTAGACCTATACCTAGGTGATAATCCATCAATCAGAAAACACCCCTATGTTATTAATAAACTAAAAGAAGATGCTAATATCTACGCAGAAGCTCTTTTTTTACAGCGCATGGCTAGAAGAAACTTCTTAACTCAACTAAAACAAGTAGATAACGGTGATAACTCAGCTAGAATGCATGAAGTTATTAATCAATCTATTTCACAGATAAGAGAAAATACTAAATTTTCTCAATCCCAAAGAACTGAACTTGAGAAATTCTATAAAGATATGCGTAAAGATTTTGGACTGAATGAAATATCTACTCAAGATGATGTAATATCTGGTGGTGATGAATCAACAGGTTCTACAACGGGTCTTATGGATAATCGTTCACTAAACGACATGATTGATAAATATCTAAAAAATAAAGAATGATTCTAGGCTCTTTAGAGGCATCTGATTATTTTTGGAAGCAGGACTGCTTTTCAGGACAGTTCAAGTTTTTCACTTCTATTGATAAATATTTATATCCAGAAAATTCGGTAATTTTTTTTGTAATCGAGTTGGATTCCATACCTGTTTGTGTATCACATCTCGCTAAAGATTATGATTTTTCACAAAAAACAGCTTCTTTCAGATACCAAAATCCTTGGAAGATAAATTTTATATCTACTCGTCTAGGTTTTGAAGGTAGAGGATTTGCAAAGACCATAATAGATGAAATTTTTGATTGGGCTGGGAAAAAGAAGATAACTCTGTTGGTTAGTGAATATTCACAAACAGGTTGGAAAATGATAAGACCCTATCTTAGGAAAATGTCGAGACAAACAGATGTAACGTTTTTAGATTTTGAGAAAATTATTTAAAAGACTCGAAAGTTTTAATAAACTTTTGTAGAACAACCTGCCCCTCTTGGGTATCTACTGGATTTACACCGTTATCAAATACCTGGTGTGTTATAAACTTACAAGGTAGTTGAATGAGATTTTCTTTGATAATTTCCTGTATAGCTGGTGTTGAGTTTTTCAAACAATATCGAATAATATCGTTGATATACCCTCTATATTTTGGTGTTTCTATAGAGTTATCCCAATAATTTACTTGGCGATACTCTTCTACTTCTTTATCAATAAATTTATTCTCTTCGATTTTGTAGCCGGTAAGGTGCTGAGCTAATATTTTTAGTTTAGCGTATTTAACTTCATCTCTTTTTTGAGAATAAAAAGTTTCTGTAACAAAATAATATCTTTTTACATTTACTCCGAACTCTCTGAAGGCATCTTGAAGTTTTTCTAGCATTTTTGTATAAGACGCTCTAGTTTGTTTTGATAGTATAATATAGATATCATCTTCTGAGTTTTTTAGAGGTTCTAATATTTGATAATTTATTTTATAATCAAGTCCACCAATAATATCAGGATTCAAAAATTCTTGAAGTGAAATGCCTAAGTTTCCTAGATTGACACCTGATTTTTTTATCTTTACACGAAGACGGTTGTAGGTATCAGTATCTAAATAGAACCTTTTTCCATTAAAATCAATTTTATGACCGAGTTTTTGGTAGATACCAGATTCAAATAAATTGAAGTCTTCTGGTGAAATTTTCATGATAGGCTTATTTGGATTAAGCTTATCAACAATCCAGGCTTTTTGATTAACCTTCAATAAACAATCTATATCGAAAAAGTGTGATTTCATATCTTGAAGTTATATATTATTTTTTATATATAGAGTATCTGATCTATGAGGTATTCACAATTAAAATTCGCTACTTCGATAATAACTGATCAGGATCGTATTGATGAAATCCTGAAATCTGAAGGTTTTCACTGGCTTATAGACTCTGAGATAGAGATGGCCAAAATAGAAATAAAAAGGGGAACGCTTATATGGTGGGATGGATTTTTCTATTCAGGTGACTGGCATTATGGTATTTTGAAAGGCGGAAAGTTCTGGGGAACTTTTCATAACGGTATTATCGAAGGAGGCCAATTTTATGGCAAGTTCATAAGTGGTGTTCGAGAATAAACACTTAAAAAAAAATAATTTACGGATATGAAAAAGAATTTAGAGAGCAACGAAAACCTAAGAACTAATAGAGTAGTTCTTATTGAAAAAGAGGCTAATGGTCAATTTTTCTTTGAAATTGGAAATGAAATCACAATTGATTTTTGTGAAGCAGTAGCTATAATGATGTCAAAGATAAGAAAAGATGATCCGATTTGGTCTACAAAAATCGTTTTTGATAGAAATATAAATCCCGTAAAATCACTTTATTGGCTTACTGGTGGTCATAAAGAGTGGAGACAACCAGAACATTATCGAGGTAACTGGGGAAAATTCTCAGCTAAATTCTCAGAAAAATGGTCTGATAAAATACTGAAAATATCAAAAAGAGCAAAAACACTATCGGATGTAAGGAGTGGGTTTCTAAAAGAAGTTAATTTTTTAGATATCTATGAATTTGCCCTTAAAAACGAGATGTTAAAATAAATATATAACTAAAAAAAATATTTAGGTATGCGGTATATTCTTAGAAGAGATACTTTTTTAGAAAAAGATAAGATAAATGAAGTTGTAAAAAATGATTTAACTTGGGGTGGATCTCTTTTTGGGAGATTACTCAATTCAACAGTGCGTTTAGCACTGTTGAATTATGATTCAATGATGATAGATGGATGCTTAGAAAATATTAGAAATACTATTTATGAAATTCTTCGTGAAAGTATGAATAAAGATCTAAGAGTAAAATTCTACCGCCTAAGAATTAAAAATTTAGTAGCTCAAATAAAAGACGTTTCTCTAGCTAACGATGCGGCTTTTCCAGATCATGATCCTGCCATCGACTGTTCACCTGGTAGGCTAGGTAATACTAAATTGAATATGTTGATTGGGGCAGTTGGAAATGACACAGACACGACCGCAACCCCAGATATTTTAGATAGGTGGAAAGATTTACCAGCTGGTTGTTTAATTGACCAGTTATTGAGTGAGATTGAAAATTCACCCGAGTTGAGAAGACTTTATAAAAGAGAAGAACTAGATGATCTTAGAGATATACATTCTGACTACGCTATTGAACTTAGAAGATACAGATGGAGGAGATGCAACATAGGCCAAGATCTAGGAGGTGATGATGCTCGTAACAAGCAATGGAAAGGTCGTAGAGTTGTATCAGATTCTGATGAGGTCCTAAGAAGAGAAATATCTGTAAAAGCTAATGAATCAATCGATAGAAGGATATTCAAAAGGTTTTCTGAATTTGAAGAATATAGAGCGTTATTAGAATCTAAGAAGAAGAAAAAGACGGAAGATTGGTCATCAACAAGTACATCCAATAGAAATATTAACTACCAGATTACACCCAATCAACAACAGCAACAAAATATATTCAATATACACAATAGCCCAACATTCCAAAATAATCCACACTTTCAACAACAAGCAAATCCATCAATTAATGTGAATACTGGCTCAGGAAGACGAGGTGGGTCAAGAAGTCGTGGTTCTATAACTACCTCAACTACAACTATTGGAGGTGGATCTATAACTACCTCAACTACAACTATTGGAGGTGGATCTATAACTACCTCAACTACAACAATTGCTGGTGGAACTACAACTACCTCAACTACAACAATTACTGGTGGAACTACAACTACCTCAACTACCACTATTGCTGGTGGAACTACAACTACCTCAACTACGTCTACAACAACTAAAAAAGAAAAATATATTGCTGATATTTGGAAAAGTTTCTTTCCCGAAGGATTAGGTGAATCCTATAATTATTCTATAAATGAATCAAAATCTAGAAATTTAGCAGCTTTCAGACTAACTAGAGATGATGAAAGAGAATTACAGGACCTGAATGCTCGATTAGTTGCAGGAACTTTTACTCTCAATTACTTAATAGCTTCAGATGCTATGGTTAGATTATTCAATTTATTAACAGTGGCCTATAGATTATTTGCTACTGAAAATATACCATCAGGTAGGCCAGGTGGAAGAGTGTCCATGTTCACTTTTCAACAATATCAAAAATTGGGAGGTGCAGATAAATCCAGTGCAGCTTCAAGCACAACTAAAGATGCCGGGGGTGAAGCAATAATTCCCGGACCTGGACCTTGGGCAAAAGTCAAAGTTTATAGAAAATTCCAAAGATTTGTTAATGAACTTTTACAAGATCAAGAATTGAGAAAAATATTTTCTAATATAAATTTCAATTATCCAGGATCCGAGGATAAATTCAACGATTCTTACAATTTTTGGTTAATCAAAGAAAATGAAGATGCCTCAAAAAAACCTGAAATTACTAAAAAAGGTCAGATGGGTCCAGTTTTATTCAATCTACTTCAAGATTTAGCCACTCCATCGAAATGTAGAGGTGAAGAATTAATTGATGAGGCTACACGTAAATATTTTGGTGTTTCTATTCCCGAAAAGATAGAGCTGGAAAACGCTGCGAGTAAAGATAAAAATGATGATACTAATGTCAATTACTTAAGATGGCAAGAAAAAAGAGGAGAATTCAAGCCAGGACAAAAATTCAACTGGTGCGTTCCAGTAGGTCCTAAATCTGGTTTCGATCCAGCTAAAGTTGAAAATAATGCAGAGAACAAATTAGTAGATAAGACTGGATCAAAAGTGATTGTTTTTATAACCGGACTAGGAAACCCAACTCCAATTGACAAAATAAAACTTACTTATAATACGGTTGAGCTAAAATTTTATCCGGTGAAAATTACATTTAAAACACCTTTAGTTGCTAACGATTACTATGATAAAAATAGAGCCGATTACGACGGATACGTAGACTTTAGTAATACTGTAACCCCAGCGCCATCTATTTATTATGGGTATTGCTGTGCACGTCCTAATAATGTATTCTGGTTATTTTATGTTAAACTTGAGGATCCAATCACAGAAGTGCATTACCAAAGAGTTGAAATCACACCCGATACCTTCGCTGATTTGAAGGACCCAAAAGGCGATGGCAAATCTGGTTCAGAAGAAATCAAGTTATCCACTCTATTTGCTTTTAAAAATGGAGAAATTGCGTCACATACTGAAAATGTTAATAGTAATACCGACGACAGAGCAAATTTTGAAAGTTTTTACAACCGGAACATGATGGGTATTACACCAACAATTACGTTTAAGGACTGGATGAAAAAAATCTTAGATCATACAGTAGCCGCAAATCATGATCGTCTTGATGAATTAATAGCGAACCCATGACACATATTTATACCTATAAGTCATTCTTTGAAAAATATACGATACAAGTAGGTGAGAATGTATCTCTGGTAGATAAAAAAAACCACTACAATACCTTAGAAGAGCAGATAAAGCAGTACGATTCTCAAAGACCCGGATTAGAAACTATCTACAATACCTATCTAGATAAGACAGATCTAATCAACCGTCTGAAACTTGGTAAGTTTATTCAAGATACCCAGCAGCAAGAGATATCCTACATAAATCCTCTTTTTTCTAGCTATTCATCTATTTTGGATCTAAAAAGAAAAGTCAAAGATCTAGAAAATTTCAAGGTAAAAACTCAAAAAGAAGCTCAAGAAAAAGCACAAACTGAAAAATCACAACCTGAACTTTCCAAAGAACTCGAAGATCAAGCAAAACTTCTGAATACTCAACTATCCACCAAAGATGGAGAAATAAATCTTCTTAAGAGAAGAATATCTGAAGAAGAGACTAAACATCAAAAACTAATTACAGATTCTAAGAAAAAATTATCAGATCTTAGAATACAAATAGACAATTTCAAGTAAAAAACCTATCTTTTTGTAAAAAACCCATTTTTTGTTTTAATATATAGAAATAAAAAAAAATAAGTTATGGGACTACTTACAAAACTACTCTACAACACAGAGTATCAAAAAGTTGAACCGGATGAGCGGTTTAACTTCATGCTGCAAACTATGCAGTCTAACAGATGGAAGATCACACTGATTATTCTATCAACATTTTTCTTTATAATCTTTGGTATAGTCATGGCCGTACTATTCAAAGCTACAATTGCTGAAGCCTGGAAAGAACTTCTACTTATTCTTTTAGGTGCTTTCGTTGGTAATTTGAACAAAGTAATTGATTTCTGGTTCTCAAACGAAGACAGAGATAAAATGCTCGTTCAAAAGATGGATGAAGAAGACGGAGTGTCTCTCTCATCAGCAAATACAGAAGAATAATAGCCATGAAAAAGTTTCTTGTTGGGCTTTTTGCCCTAATCACGCTAAATGCGTTCGGCCAAAATGGTAGAAATGAAGTTTTGATCTCACCAAACTCATCTTCACCACACTTTATTATTGACACTGTGTTTACACTTGGTAGTATTCTTCAAGATACTACTAAGGTTTATCTTCACTATCACAACCCAACCTTAACGAACTATGCTGGTTTTCAGGTAAGATTTTTCTATCCACAATCTTCATTTAAACAGCCTATCGTTAAATGGGGTCCTACTACTACTTCAATCACTACTAAATACGGTTCGTATTATTCTCAACCAGGTTGGGTTAACGCAACTGCTATTTATACCGGTTCATCTGCTGTTTTTGATTGGCCAGATGGTGCTGTTTTTGAAGTTCTACTACCACACGCAGTTGGTTTCAATCCTTCATCGGTAGATTCACTTAGAGTAACGGGTATTCCAACATACAACAATATAGCTACAACTACAAGTGGTATCGATAATACTCTAGGCACATACAACTTAGGTGGTAGATTCCAGATGGATACTATTTCTATACCAGTTTCGGTATTAAATGTTGATGGAACTCCTGCAAGTGGAATGCCATTTGCCTTTGACTATAAACTAAAGTCAGCACAAGTTTATCAAAGAGGTCAAAGATTCACTACGAATGCCATCGGTATTGCTGGTATCAAAATACCTTACGATACTTCTTTCTACCACGTAAAATTAGTATCAAACTTAGATACTTTATCCGACAATTCAGCTATTAATATCACTGATGCTTATCGCCTTTCTGATATGAGTATTTACGCTGACACGGCTCAATCTTATGAGTTTCAACAAGCTGACGTAAACAGAAGTGGTTCTATTTCAGTTTCAGATGCTTATCTTATCTTCAATCGTCTAGCTACTGGTAGAACAACCTGGTCACCAGTTGTTGCTAACGAATACAACGTAAGGTATTATACACCAGCAGAATACGATCAAATAATAACTAACCCGAACACATTCCAAACTTCAATTATCGGAACAACCCTCATTGATCTATTACTTAATGGTATGAGTTCTATGAGTTATATTGGATATGTTCTTGGTGATGTTACCGGAACAGGTCTTAACAACGTATCTTTCCAAATACAGAGACTTAATACTGGAAATTCTGGAACTTCTTATGTTCTAGATCAAGGTATGATCTACCAAAACATTAAAGATTCAGTTCAATTTAGAATTCCAAAACTTACTATTTCAGGTGATAATACGGTAGATGTTAATGTTACACTTATCACTCACGGAAATAAAGTAGGAGCATCACAAATTGGTCTTAAATATGATCCTCAAATCTTCAAGTTTGTAGGTGTATCTGTAGGTCCAGAAGC